GAGCGTAGAGAGCGCGGACGAGTGGCGACGAGCGATATGTTTAGAAATACAGGAGGCGCATGAGCGAAGGAAGAGTGGGCCGCCCGAATACGTATAGTTTAGCAGATAAGCAGGAGGCGTTTGGTATGTATTTGAATGGCATGAGTTTCAGGGCTATAGCTGAGGAGTTGAATAAGCGTTATGATTGGAATTTGAGTATGCGGACGATACAGAAGTGGAGTGCTAAGATGGGTTGGAAGGAAGAGTTGAAGAGTGTGGAGCATGAGTTAGCGGAGGAGGTTAAGAAGACTGTAGTGAAGGATGTAGGTGCGCGAATGGCGGAGGTTGAGGAAGTGAGGCAGGAATTTTTGGGTCGCCTTCGGCAGGGTAATGCAGAGATTAGGGGTCATGAGTTTGCAAAGATGACGGAGATGTTGAATAACATGGGTGATTTGCAGAAGGAGAAGGATGATTTGGTGAGTCACATAAATGATTGTATACAGAAGGCTTTGGAGGAGACGGATATAAGCAGGGCAAAGAAGCAGCATTTTTTGCGAACATATATTGCATTATTGCGTGGAGATTTGGATGGCTAAGCGTAATGGATTGAGTGACAGTTTTGTTGCGGGCAAGCGGAAGCACACGTTTACTAAGGAGGATTTGGAGCGTGAGGTGAAGTATATGGATATACGTGCATATTGTTTGAAGAAGATGAAGAACACACAGGAGCATCGTGACAAGCATTGGCAGGTAACGGATGAGTTATATCCGGTGTATATGCAGGGAATATATGATGCGTGTGAGGATTTTTTGGGATGGATGGAAGGGAGGATAGATTGTGAGTGAGGCGACGAGTCAGGATGTATGGATAGTTGTTTTGCATGAGTTAATGATGCACATTCAGAAGTTTGTAGATGACAATCCTATGGATTACAAGGGTAAGGAAAAGAAGTCATATAATGTAGGATTGGGAATGGTATCGGTTCTTTGTAAGCAGATGATAGAGGACATAGCAGGGGACAAGAATGAGTTACAAGTGTAATATGTGTGATAACATGGGTCTTCGTCAGAATTGCAATGAGCACAGGAAGGTACATGGGCATGGTATGGTACATTTGCAAAAAATTTTCAAGGCAGATAGTAAGGCGTGGTGGTTGTGCAATAAGTGTGCGGAGCGTGAGCAGTGATGTGTTGTAGTTGTGCAGAGAGAAAGAAGAAGCGAGTGTTAGAGATAATGGCTGAGCAGCGGGGGATGACGAAGGAATGAGTGATTTTGGTACTGCGTTGGTGATTAGTTTATTTTTGTTATTTATATTTATAGCGGGATTTTGGTTAGGCGTATCATGGCAGGAGGACAGGAATGCACAAAAGGCACGCACCAAGTGATGTAGCGCATTTGAGTAAGTGTGGGTATGAGGTAACTCCTGCTGAGTATGCGGCGATGAAGAAGCGAGGCACAAAATTTGTAAATTGCAAGAAATGTTTGGGGTTATTGAAATGAAATGGCGGTTTAGTTGTTTTGTATGTGGTGAGCGATGGGAGGAGGAGCATCGTCATTTGGAGCAGGAGCATTTTATATTTAGTAAAAAGAAGGAGGGTCGTCCTATGGTAGACTGTTATCGTTGTAAGATAGACCTGATATATACACCTATAATGGGGGATTTAGTTGGCAATCGTTCATAAGTACAGGAAAGACACGCAATGGACGTTGTGTGGTCGTTATTCGGCATGGATAGAGGGGAGTATGAATATAATGGCGAGCGACAAGGACCATGAGGTAACATGTAAGGCATGTAAGAGTATATCAAAGAGTAATAATGAGTGAAATACAGAAGAGAAGAAATAATATAAGTCGGATGTTACGGACAAGTAATCGAAACAGAAATGCATTTCGGTGGAGTACTAATGAGACTAAGGCCCATATTGACATGAAGTTTGCGATTTGCAGGAAGTTAAAGGAGTGGGGGCATGAATTTTACACAGAGGCGATATTTGAGCCGAGTGGGTTGCGAGCGGATGTGATAGATGCTGATGAGGGAATCATTTATGAGGTAGTAAATACTGAAGGGGTGGATTCTATAGCTAAGAAAAGGGGTATGTATCCGTTAGAAATCAGGGTTGTCAATGCGAATCAGAAGTTTTCGGAGGAGTTATTATTGTAAACAACAATTTTGAGAAGGATTTGGCTGACGGGCATAAAGGAGAGCAGGCCGTCAAGCATTTTGGTGAGACTTATCTTGATTTGCGATTTATCAAGTATAATGATGACAGTGCGTTTGACATTTTGTTTGAGGATGACGAGTTTAATGTGGTAACTTATGAGGTAAAGACAGATTTGTTTGAGAAGAACTTTGATGAGGGAGGCACAGGCAATATGGCGATTGAGTACAAGTGCAGAGGTCGGAAGAGTGGAATAAGAAAAACCAAGGCGATGTATTTTGCGTATTATATTCCAAATGTTCGAGACAAGCAACTTTGGGTTATAGAGGTGGAAGATTTGAAAAAATTGTTAAAGAACTGTGTTTTCAAGCGAGTAAGTGGTGGAGAGACGTATTATGACAGTGATGAGAAGGTAACGAGGTGTTTTTTGATAGATAGATATCGATACAGGGAGCATTTTGATGTATATAGTTGGGATGGCAGGGGTTGGTTAGCATCATTAGAATAATTAAGGATGGTAAAATCTTAGAGGAATCGGAGAGTTTACAATATATACATGAGAAGTTGATAATTTTGGACAAAGAGACTAAATACATCGAGATAACTGTTGATAAGTACAAATGAATAAGCACATCACTCAGGCGATAGCGGGGGCATTGGAGATAATGAATGAGCAGCCTCTTACTTTGAATGAGTTTATAGATGAGGTAATGAGTGATTACATGGAGCAGGAGCCGGGGACTTATGTTCCGTTGGGTGAGATGCACAATCAGTGGGAGCAGAACTTTGAGGCAGGAGAATTTTCTGCAATAATATGTGCGCGTGGTCACTTGAAGACGACATGGGGTTTGTGTGTGTTGGCATATTTCATGCATAAGCAGTCAAATTTTCGGGCGTTGTATATTTCGGCGACATTGGAGCAGGCGTGGGACAAATTGGAGCAATTTGAGGAATTATGTAAGCGAAGTTGGCGTTTGAATACATTTTTGGAAAAGTCAGATGATAGGAAGGTGACAATACGCAAGGGAGCTAAGAGATTTAACAATGGAAGTAGGGTAGCTGCTGCGAGTATTGGAAAGGCATTAGAGGGTCCGCACGTTCACATGATAATTTTGGACGACGTTTTGCAGGAGTTTCCAAATTTGACTGATGAAAAAGTTATTCATTACGTTCAGAGGGTTGTGATGCCGATGAGGTTGCCAGAATCCAAGATGTTATTGGTAGGAACTCAAAAAAGGGTAGGAGATATTACAGATTGGGTATCAGAAAGTCCAGAGTGGAATGTAGTAAGGCATCCTGCACTTTTGGAGGACGGGACTCCGCGTTGGCCTGAGTATTGGAATCAGGAAAGGTTAGACACTGAGAAGGAGACAATGGGAAGTCGGGCATTTGAGTCTGAGTATATGTTAAATCCGTTGGACCCAGAGAGTGCTGTAATTCCGTATGAGGTACTTCAGAGATGTTTGGATGAAAATTTGGACATGGGGTTGCCAGATTACACTGACGAAATAAGCGTCATAATGGGCGTTGACTTGGCTGTGGGTATGAACAGTCAGAATGATGAGACAAGCTACTGTATTGTGGCTTATAATAAGCGTAATGAGCATCGTAGGTTGCTTTACAGTTGGACAGGCAAGGTAATGGCACAGGGAAGTGGTTGGTTGGAAACCCAAGTGTTAAAAATCAGAGAGCTTGCGAAAAGGTTTAATCCAGATACGATAATGATAGAATCGAATGGGTATCAGAGATTGGTTGTTCATAGTGCGAGTGATTTGGCGGGCCTTCCGGTCGAAGGACACAACACGGGAAGAGAAAAGCACTCCCATGATGTGGGGATACCGGGGTTGGCCTTGGAGTTTGAGAAAGAGAGATACCAGATTCCGTGGCACAAAGAAATAAGGGAAGCCAGTAGGCCGGGACCGCGTAAGTTGACAGATGGGTTGAGTAGGTTAATTTATGGAAAAAACGGAAGACTTGAGGGTCACACTCCAGATGCGGTGATGGCATTATGGATGTGTGAATTAGCTATTAAGAATTTAAACAAAAAGGGTTTAAGTTTTGTAAGTTGGGATTACATATAGGAAAGTTTATATACATCATTAGAATACAGAGTTCCCAACCATATTATGAAAAAGCGAACGAGGTTGGAAATTTACGGAATTAGCGATGACACGAAATCGAGGATTAAAGAAATTGCTAAAGCTGAGAATGTACCGACGGGCGTCTTAGTAGAACCGTTACTTAGAAGATACGTTCGGGAGTATCATGGGCGATAAGCGAGACAGGTATAAGATTCCTCGTGGTGTGAAGAAAGAAGCGTTACAGGGCAGAGATTTACGGGCGATGCATGGTTATGGTGGTGGAAAGGTTACAAAGGCGATAAACCGTAAGTTAAGATATCAGAAGGACGTAGGATACAAGACGGCGGTAAAGATAGATACATATTACAGGAGGCATGAGAAGGTTGACCCGCCTGCTAAGAATTTTGCAAATCAGAAGAATCCGAGTAAAGGATATATAATGTGGAAGATGATGGGTGGAAACTCTGGTCACAGTTGGAGTAAGAGGTTGAAGAGGAGTTTAGATGTGATACAGAAAAAGGAAAAGCTTAATAAGATAATTACTACAGTGGAGGCAATACAACTTGGGGTTCTTCGATAGATTTCGTAGCAAGCCAGTGCGGAAGCGTTCCGCGTTAGAGGATTTGATAGAGAGAAACACAGCCAGTGTATTGAAGGATGCGAGGACGCCAGTTTATGGTACTTCGGGCAGTAATCGTGCATTTAAGGCAGATATACTTCCTCCAGTAGACCAGAATTATCTTGAGCAGTTAGCTGACAGGTATTCTCATCTCAGGACCGTAATCACTCGTATCGCTTCTCAATCCGTAGCAAAGGGATGGGAATACCACGCTGTTGGTGATGCTGGTGATAAGGAAGAAAGGAAGATGTTAGAGAATCTTCTTAGAAATCCGAGTGGTGGTAATGCAGACATTACGGCCAGTGAATTTTTCAAGGCAATGATACGACAAGTGGAGGTTTTTGATGATTGTTGGGTAAGTATTGTTTATGATAGGATTCAGGGTAGTGATGATAAGTTAGTCAAGGAGCTTTGGGTAGAGGATGCAAAGCAGATGCGATTTGCGGTTGATGATTATGGTAAGTTTAAGAATGAGGAATATTTTGATGTAATAACCAGAGAGCCTTTAGAGAAAGGGGCTTTAGGAGAAGGTGGATTTGAGGCAGAGCCGATGGCATATTATTATGACATGGGACAGGAT